AAAGTCATAAAGCGTACACCCGTTGGGGAATATCCCAAAAGTTCAGGTAAAAAAGGCGGTACACTTCGCCGGGGCTGGACTTCCAAAACACATGAAGAAGCTGCTGGTGGAACAGGTAAAGGTTCTATTGCAGCGGGTAAATCGTATGCTGAAAGTTTGACAATCAATCACTTTGGAAACACCCTTGTTATTGAGATAGTGAACCCGGTTGAATATGCTTCCTATGTGGAGTACGGACACCGAACACCGGATCATAAAGGGTGGGTTCGAGGTCGGTTTATGTTGACGATTTCAGAACAGGAAATTCAAGAGATTGCCCCAAAAGTGCTTGAAGCCAAAATCAAAAAGTTTTTAGGGGAGTGTATGAAGTAATGGATTCGATAAATTTAATAACCAATGCTATCAGCGTTTCCCTGAATGGTGAATTTGGTGATGGCTATAAAAATTATACGGAAGAAGTGAAGCAGGGTTTGATTGAACCTTGCTTTTTCATTTCTTGTATCAACCCAACCCATAACCTTTTTCTTGGGAAGCGGTATTTTAGGGAAAATCAGTTCTGTATTCAGTATTTCCCGGCAGACAAACAGAACCCAAAGGCTGAATGTCATGCTGTTGCTGAACGAATGGAATTTTGCCTTGATTGGATCACCGTAACCGGGGATTTGGTGCGTGGTTCAAAGATGAAATATGAAATAGTGGATGGAATTTTGAACTTCTTTGTGAATTACGATATGTTCGTTTATCGCAAGGAAGAATCTGTTCCTATGGAAGATATTTCTGAAAATATCAGCGTGAAAGGATAAGGTGATGTGAATGGCAGCGAAAAAGAAAGCTGCAACCGCAACCGTTCCCGAACCTGAAAAGGTTGAAAGTTTATTTTCAAAGGAACAGTTGCTTGCTGCAAAGAAATTTCAGGATAGGAAGGATATTGTGAACGCAATTCTTTCCCCTGATGAAAAATACACGGTGAAAGCCGTGGAAGAAATGATTGAAAAATACATGAAAGGACAGGTGAAATAATATGGCTTTAGGCGGTGGAACTTTCGTTACACAGAATAAAGATTTGCCGGGTGCATATATCAATTTCATTTCGGCAGCTTCCGCAAATGCAGCCCTTTCCGAAAGAGGTATTGCAACAATGCCCCTTGAATTGGATTGGGGTGTTGATGGGGAAGTTTTTGAAGTAACCAACGGCGATTTTCAGAAGAACAGTATGAAAATCTTTGGTTACGAATACACCAATGACAAGCTGAAAGGGCTTCGTGATCTTTTCTTGAACACCAAAACCCTTTATGCTTACAAACTTACTTCCGGTGGTGCAAAGGCTGCAAACGATTTTGCAACCGCACTTTACACGGGTGTTCGTGGTAACGATATTAAGATTGTTATTCAGGCAAATGCAGATGATGAAACGCTGTTTGATGTAAAAACCGTTGTAGGTACTACAACCGTTGACGAACAGACCGTTGCAAAGGCTGCTGATCTTGTGGCAAATGATTTCGTTACTTGGAAGGATGCGGCACTTGCTGTAACCGCTGCAACCCCCCTTTCCGGTGGTTCTAACGGTACTGTTGATGGTGCTGCTTATCAGGCTTATCTTGATAAGATTGAATCCTACACCTACAACACTATGGGCGTTGTGGTTACGGATGATACAACCAAAACCCTTTTCACTTCCTTTGTGAAGCGTTTGCGTGATGAAATGGGTATCAAATTCCAGCTTGTTGTTTACGGTAAGGCTGCTGACTATTACGGCGTTATCAATGTGAAGAACAAGGTTACTGATGAAGGTTGGAATGAAGCAAGCCTTGTTTATTGGGTAACAGGCGTTTCCGCTGGTTGTGAGGTAAACAAGAGCAATCAGAACAAGGTTTATGACGGTGAATTTACCGTTGATACCAACTATACACAGAATCAGCTTATTGCCGCTATCAAGGCGGGTGAATTCACGCTTCACAAGGTCGGTTCTGATGTGCGTGTGCTTGAAGATATTAACAGTATGGTTACTACTTCTGACACGCAGGGCGATATTTTCAAGGACAATCAGACAATCCGTGTAATTGATCAGATTGCAAATGATATTGCGGTACTGTTCAATACAAAGTATTTGGGCGTTGTTCCTAACGATAACGCCGGAAGAACTTCCCTTTGGTCGGATATTGTAAAGCACCACCAGCAGCTTAATGATATTCGTGCTATTGAAGATTTTGCGGATTCTGATGTATCTGTTGCACAGGGCAATACAAAGAAATCTGTTGTTGTAACGGATGTAGTTACCGTTGTGAACGCAATGGGTAAACTTTACATGACCGTTACTGTTGCGTAAGGAAGGGGTGAAAATCAATGAACAATGTTGTTATGAAGGGTAAAGATACCATTGCTGCAAAGCTGGCAGAGTGTTTCATTACCATTGGTACACGCCGCTATAACTTTATGCAGATGATTGACATGGAAGCAAAGATTGACAAAACGAAAAGTTCTGTTCCCCGTTTGGGTGCTATTATGGTCGGTCATAAGTCTTGCGGTATGGAAGGTACTTTCAGCGGTACGGCACATTATAATCAGTCTGTAATGCGACAGGCATTGATTGATTATAAGAATACGGGCGTTGATGTGTACTTTGAAATGCAGATCACGAATGATGATCCCGGTTCTGATGCTGGCAGACAGACAATCATTTTCTATGATTGCAATACTGACGGTGGAATTTTGGCAAAGTTTGATGCTGACGGTGAATACCTTGATGAAGAAATTGAAGGTACTTTTGAGGATTTCTCTATGCCGGAAGCATTTGCGAACCTTACCGGATTTCTTACCAACTAATCAATCTAAATCCCCGTATGTGGGCTTTATATAGGCTCATATACGGGGTTTTTAGTGCAATTCGATAAACAGAAAGGAAGAATAAGAAAATGTCTAAATTCGCTAAATTTATGAAGGCTAACAAGGTGGTAAAGGAAAACGAAATGCACCCTGTTACAAGATCGCTTTGTGATGAAAATGGCAGCCCCCTTGAATGGGAGTTTAAGCATATCAGTTCAAAGGAAAATGAAAATATCCGTGAAAGCTGTACTATTGATGTTCCTGTAACGGGCAAACCCAATATGTACCGCCCTAAAATGCAGACAAGCAAATACATTCAGAAGATGATTGTTGCTTCCGTTGTAATGCCTGATCTGTATGATGCGGAATTGCAGGATTCCTACGGCGTAAAGACACCGGAAGATTTGCTTTTTGCTATGGTTGATGATCCCGGTGAATACAACGATCTTGCCGCCTATGTTCAGAAATTTCAGGGCTTCAATGTTTCCTTTGATGATAAGGTGGAAGAAGCAAAAAACTAATAGAAGAAGGGGATGGGGAAGCAAATTTTGCTTACTATGCCCTTCATAAACTTCACATTTTACCTTCTGTTTTCTTGAACCTTGACGAACAGGAAAAAGCCTTTGTTATCGCCGCTATCAAGATAAAGTTGGAAAATGACAAAAAAGAAAAGAAACGAGTTGAAAACAAGTCGAAAAAGAAAGGTAGGTGATAAGCATGGCAACAATCAGAACAGCGATTGAATTACAGGATAATTTTACCGGGATTCTATATCAGGTTATCAATTCTGTAAATTTGGGACTTTCCGCTATGGAAGATTTGCACCAAACAATGAACGCCCCGGTTGATACCGCTTCCATTGAAGCGGCAAGGGATTCAATCAATCAGGCAACTATTGCCGTTCAGGAATTGGATGCTGCTATGCAGGGGCTTGAAACCCCAACCACCGATTCACCTACCGCCCCCCAAAGTTCAGCCCCGGTACAACTTCCCGTTGAACCCGTTGTTCCTGATCCTTTGGTTGATCCGCAAGCCCCGGTTGAAGTTCCGGTTGTTTGGCAATCTGACAATTTGGAAGTTTTCACCGGAACAGGCGTTGAAAGATTTCAGCAAGAAGTTCAAAGTGCAAACGATATGTTGAACACTTTGAACCAAACGCAAAATCAAATTGCAGCTACGGCAGCACAAACAGACCTGTTCCCGGCAAACGCCGTTGCGGATATGAACAATATGCAGAATCGCTTACAGGCGATTTCGCAGCGTATTCAGGCAATCGAAAACAACCCTTTGAATATCGGTTCTGATGTGGCAAACGCCGAATTGGAACAGTTAAGGGGGCAGTTAGATCAGGCAGTACGGGAACAGCAGAATTTGAACAGGGCTGTTGAACAAATGGATGTGCAAGGGGCAAATGAAGCCTACTTGCGGTTATCCAGCACGGTAAGCAATACGGAAAGGTATATCCGGGATAATACCACGGAACAGGGCAATTTCAATCAAGCCATTGCGGAAGGTACACAGGAAGCAAACGGTTTGATGGATATGATAAAGGGTGCTGTTGCTGCTTATGCAACGGTTCAAACCGTTACTTCCGCTTTGAACCTTTCTGACGAACTAACCCAAACAACCGCCCGTTTGAACATGATGAATGACGGGGTACAATCCACAGATGAACTTGTAAATATGGTTTATGCTTCGGCAGAAAACGCAAGGGGTTCATTTCAGGAAATGGCTGATGTGGTTGCCCGTTTTGGTAACAATGCGGGTGATGCTTTTGGAAGTACAGCGGAAGTTGTTGCCTTCGCTGAATTGGTACAAAAGCAAATGACGATTGCCGGGGCTTCTACTTCGGAAGCTGCAAACGCAATGTTGCAGTTATCACAGGGTTTGGGTTCGGGTGTTCTTCGTGGTGATGAACTTAATTCAATCTTTGAACAAGCCCCGAACTTGATTCGGAATATTGCTGACTATTTAGGGGTTAGTATAGGTGAAATCCGTGAAATGGCTTCGGAAGGCGAACTTACCGCTGATGTGGTAAAGGCTGCTATCTTTGCCGCAACGGATGAAATCAATGCGAACTTTGAAGCAATGCCTATGACTTGGGGGCAAATTTGGCAATCTATGCAGAATACCGCAATCATGGCTTTTCAGCCTGTATTGCAGCGTTTGAACACAATGGCAAATTCTGATGCTTTTCAGGGCTTTGTGGATCAGGCGATTAACGCAATGGCAATGGTTGCTGAAATTGTTCTGAATATTTTTGATTTGGTTGCAGCGGTAGGTGGTTTTATCGCTGAAAATTGGTCGATTATCGAACCAATCATTATGGGTATTGTAACTGCTTTAGGTTTGTACTATGGTGCAATGCTTCTGTATAACACAATCACCGGAATTTCAACGGCGATTACAGCGGCAAAATCCTTTGCAGAAACGGTACACGCTGCTTCCCTTGCTATGCAGACCTGGGCAACCTTTACAGCTACGGCGGCACAATACGGCTTCAATGCTGCATTGCTTGCTTGCCCGCTTACATGGATTATTTTGCTGATTATCGCCGTTATCGCTATCATTTATGCGGTATGTGCGGCAATCGCAAAGCTGACAGGTATTGCAAATAGCGGATTTGGTGTAATAACGGGCGGTATCAATGTTGTTATCGCTTTCTTTAAGAATTTGGGATTGTCTGTTGCAAATATCGCTTTGGGTATCGGAAATGCGATTGCGGCGGTTGCTTCCAACATTATGACCGCATTTCACAATGCAATTTGTTCCGTTCAAGCATGGTGGTATGATCTTCTTTCAACCGTGCTGAATGTGGTTGCTGGTATTTGTGAAGCGTTGAACAAACTTTCTTTCGTGGAATTCGATTATTCGGGTATCACGGCGGCAGCGGATAATTACGCTGCTAAATCGGCAGAAGCAGCCGGAAACAAGGAAGATTATAAATCCGTTGCGGATGCGTTCAATGAAGGATTCAGCACCTTTGATACATTTCAAGATGGTTGGGCTTCTGATGCGTTTGCTTCCGGTGCGGCTTGGGGTGATGGTGTAGCAGATAGCGTTTCAAGTGCTGTTGATGGATTGTTCAGCGGCAGCGGAACGGATATTCCAAACCCTGACGATTACGCTTATGCTTTGGATAATTCCGGCGTTGGTAGTGGAATAGGTGATATTTCCGATAATACCGGAAGTATGGCTGATTCTATGGAAATTTCGGAAGAAGAATTGAAGTATTTGCGTGATATTGCTGAACAGGAAACCGTAAACCGATTTACAACGGCTGAAATTCATGTTGATATGTCCGGTATGCAGAACACCGTAAATAACAACGGTGATCTTGATGGATTTGTTACCGGGCTGACAGATGCCGTAAATGAAGCGGTTGATATTATCACGGAAGGGGTGCATGAGTAATGGCAAGAAACGGATATGATTTCTATTTGGATAAATGCCTTTTACCTGTAACCCCTTCAAAGTTACAGGTAAAAATCAATAATGCGAACAAAACGCTGACATTGATTGATGAAGGGCAAATTAACATTCTGAAAACGGCTGAACTTACGGATATTGAATTTGAATGTGAGATTCCACAGGTTCAATATCCGTATGCCGTTTATAAGTCAGGCTTCAAAGGGGCTTCCTATTTCCTTGATTATTTTGAGGATTTGAAAACTTCAAAGAAGCCTTTTCAGTTCCTTGTTTCCCGAACCTTACCGAACGGAAAGGTTCTTTTTTCAACCAATATCAAGGTATCATTGGAAGATTACAAGATTACCGAACAGGCAAAAAACGGCTTTGATTTGACCGTAAAAATCAACTTGAAGCAGTATAGACCGTATGCAACGAAAACGGTAAATATCAAAATTGCCGATTCCAAACCAAAGGCAACGGTACAGGAAACAAGATCAACTGAATCAAAACCCGCAACGAAAGAATATAAAGCTGGTGATATTGTCAATTTCAAAGGCGGTACACATTATTACAGTTCTTACGCCGGGGCAAAGGGCTATTCCGCAAGGGCGGGGCAAGCCAAAATTACACTTGATAAAACTTGCAAAGGTAACGGTGGGGTTCATCCTTACCACCTTGTTCATACAAATTCAGCTTCCAATGTTTACGGTTGGGTAGATGAAGGAACATTTGAATAAAGGGGGTGTTTCAATGTCTGTTGAACTTTTGATTGCCGATACAACGGGAAATAAAGCGTACATACCGATTGTTGAAGAAGGTATTGAATGGGTTACGGAAAGAAGAAGCACCCCCGGCAAGTTGACATTTAAGGTATTGAAGGATGATATAATCAACTTTCAAGAAGGTGCGGCGGTGCGGTTGAAGGTGGATGGTGTACCCGTATTTTTCGGGTTTGTGTTCACAAAAAAGAGAAACAAAGATCAGATTATTACCGTTACCGCTTACGATCAGTTAAGGTATTTGAATAACAAAGATACTTATGTTTATGAGAATAAAACCGCTTCCCAATTAGTGAAGATGATTGCAGCGGATTTTTCCTTGAATGTGGGTACTATTGAAGATACCGGATTCACGATTGCTTCACGGGTGGAAGATAACACTTCCCTATTCGATATGATAGAAAATGCCCTTGATTTGACCTTGCAGAACAACAAAGAAATGTTTGTTTTGTATGACGATTTCGGGAAGCTGACATTGAAGAATATTTCTTCTATGTATGTCGGTGAACCGGGGGCTTACCTGATGATTGATGAAGAAACCGGGGAAAACTTTGATTATTCTTCAAGTATTGATTCCGATACCTACAACAAAATCAAGCTGACCTATGACAATGAGGACACCGGAAAAAGGGAAGTTTACATTGCACAGGATTCAAGCAATATGAACGCATGGGGCATTTTGCAATATTTTGATACCCTTTCCAAAGGCGAAAACGGGCAAGCAAAAGCGGATGCCTTATTGCAGCTTTACAATAAGAAAACCCGTAACCTGAAAATTACAAACGCTTTGGGTGATCCACGGGTAAGAGCCGGAAGCATGGTTGTTATCAATCTTGCTTTGGGTGATATAAATGTAAAGAATTTCATGCTGGTTGAAAGAGTTACGCACAAATTCAAGCTGGATGAACACTTTATGGATTTAACTTTAAGAGGGGGTGAATTTATTGCCTGATGCAGTTGAATTGATGAAAACAATCAAAAAAGCAGCAGTTCAAGCAATGAAAGCTGAAAAGCCCGTTGAAATCTGTTTTGGAAAAGTAACGGGTATTTCCCCGCTGAAAATCCTTGTGGATCAGAAAATGACTTTGGGAAAAGCCCAACTTGTTCTTACAAGAAGCGTTACTGATTTCACAACGGAAGTAACCGTTGATTGGGTTACTGAAAATAAAAGTGGTGGAAGCGGGGATTCTTCCTTTGCTTCCCACAACCACGCTGTAACCGGAAGAAAGAAAATCACCGTTCATAATGGGTTGGTTGTCGGTGATGAAGTAATTCTTTTCCGGCAGCAGGGCGGGCAAAAATATCTTGTGGTGGATAGAATCGGATGATACCTTCAACAACCGCTTTCCTTGAACAAGATTTTGAACTTATTGAACAACCAACCTACACTTACAAAATGAACCTTGAAAGCAATCTGATCCGTGGATATACGGATGGGCTTGAAGCTATGAAACAGGCGATTTTCAAAATTCTATCCACGGAACGATACCAATATATCATGTATTCGTGGAATTACGGAATTGAAACGCTTGATTTGTACGGTGAACCCGTTTCCTATGTATGCCCGGAATTGGAACGCAGAATTTCAGAAGCGTTACTTTGGGATAAGCGAATTCAAAGCGTTACCGATTTTGAATTTAACATTTCAAAAAAGCGTGTGGTTCATGTAACATTCACAGCACATACAATTTTTGGTGATGTGCAAGCGGAAAGAGAGGTGAACTTTTAATGTATGATGTAACCTATGAAAATCTACTTGAACGGATGCTTGCCCGTGTATCAGATAAATTCGATAAGCGGGAAGGTTCGGTTATTTTTGATACACATTCACCAACCGCTATTGAACTTCAAATTCTTTACACCGAATTGAACACAATTTTAACGGATGCCTACGGTGATACCGCCGCAAGGGAATTCCTTATTTTGCGTTGTAAGGAAAGGGGAATTTACCCTTATGAAGCAACAAACGCTGTTCTGAAAGGTGTATTTACCCCGGCTAATATTAATGTAACCGGAAAGCGTTTCAATATCGGTGAAATGAATTACATTGTAACCGCAAAAATCGCTGATGGTGAATATCAGGTAAAATGTGAAACCGTGGGTATTGTGGGAAATCAATATTTCGGTGCTATGATTCCCATTGAATACATTGAAGGACTTGAAACCGCTGAACTTACCGAAATTCTTATTCCGGGTGAGGATGAAGAAGATACGGAAGTTTTGCGTGAAAGGTACTTTGATAGCTTTGAAGAAAAGGCTTTCGGCGGTAATGTTCGTGATTACCTTGAAAAAACAAACGCTATTCCGGGCGTTGGCAGCACAAAGGTAACAAGAATTTGGAACGCTGATGTTCGCCCCGCTGAAATGATACCAACAGCAGCAGTTACGGCGTGGTACACAAGCGTTATTGATACGCTGGATGCGGAAGTTGCTGTTTGGCTTGCTGCTGTTTATACGGCGGCAGTTGAAAAGAAACTTACCACCGGGGGAACGGTACTTCTTACGATCCTGAATTCTGATTTCGGTGCAGCTTCCCAGACCTTACTTGATACGGTACAGGAAGTTATTGATCCGGTTGAAAATGCGGGTGAAGGCTATGGGCTTGCCCCTATCGGTCATGTTGTCAGTATTAAGAGTGCGGAAACGATACTTACCACAATCAAAACCAATATCACATTTGATACGGGTTACGGTTGGTCGAACCTTCAAACCGCCATTGATGCAGCCATTGAAGAATATCTGCTTGAATTAAGAAAGGCGTGGGCTGATTCGGATCATTTGATTGTGCGAATTAGTCAGATTGAAACAAGGCTGCTTGCAATCAAGGGAATTGTGGATATTGATAATACCAAAATCAACGGTGCAGCCGATAACCTGATTTTGGGAAAATATGAAGTTCCCGTTTATGGGGGTGCAAGTGCATGATAAGAGAAGTTGACCTTGTTTCATACTTACCCCCTTTTATGGCTGACTTCAAGGAAGTTGCCGTTACGCTGGAAGCTGAAAACCCTGAATTCAAATTGATTTGGGATGCCGCTAATCAGGTTCTTTACAATGAATTCATTGCAACGGCTGATGAATACGGTATTTCCCGTTTTGAAGCTATCTTGAAAATTCTTCCTTCAAAGGAAGATACCCTTGAAAGCAGAAGGGCAAGAGTACAAGCCCGTTGGTTCAATGCTATTCCGTACACAATGAAAGCCCTGATTTCAAAACTGATTGCTTTGTGTGGTGATAACAATTTCACTATCACAAAGCAATTTGATTTTTACAGGCTGGAACTTGAAACCCACCTTGAATTATACGGACAGGTTGACGAATTGGAATATATTATCAACACAATGCTTCCGTGTAATATCGTGGTTGTTTCGGATAACAAAATCATTTGTGATGTGAAAGGTTTGGCAGCTTTTGCGGGTGGTATCTGTATCACAGAACACTTTTTCATTACCAATGACAGCCGGGAAACCGTTGTTGCAAACGGTAAGGCGGTTCACGGTGCGGGCGTTGTAAATACCGCAAGCGTGATTATAACAAATGATTTCAATGAACAGTTCAACATTACCGGAACGGGTTCAATCGGTTCAGGTGCGGTTGTTTCTGAAATCATTGGAATAAAAGAATAAGAAAGGATGAAATGACATGGCAGAATTTTCAAAGTTGGTTATTACCAACAAAGGACAGGCTTTGATTGCAAAAATGATTGCCGGATCGGGAAACATTGATTTCACGAAAATCTGTACTTCAAGTACACAGTACACGGAAAATCAGCTTGTGGGTTTAACTTCCCTTTCCAATGTCAAGCAAACAAGCCTTATTTCCAAAGTTACCCGTACAAATGAAGTTGCTATCAAGGTTGAAGCAGCTTTCACAAACACAGACCTTACAGCGGGTTATTATATGCGTACTATCGGTTTGTACGCTGTTGATCCTGATGTGGGTGAAATTCTTTACGCTGTTACAATCGAAACTTCCGGTAATTGCTATATGCCGCCTTACAACGGCGTTACTGTTTCCGGTGCTTATGTGCAGCTTGTAACTACCGTTGGTAACGCTGAAAGCGTTTCCCTTGAAGTGGATGCAGCAGCCGTTGCAACTATCGGTGATATTAAGGAATTACAGGAACAGATTGCAGACCTTGAAGCCTTTGTTGGTTATACGGATGATGATATTTACGGCGTTGAAGTCGATTTCGTAAATAAGAAGTTTACCCGCCTTGCGGGTGCTGTAAACCGTGCAGCCGGGGAAGGTTTTGATTCAATCAATGCCTTTGGTGGAAGAAAGCGTTGTAACCTTACCAATGATGGTAAAGTTGTTGCTTATTACGGTGATGCTGGATTTACCACAACGGGCAAGCTGACACAGGCGGTTGATCTGAACCCGGAAGGAACGGAAACCCCTGATACTTCCTTACAGTTTGCGGTTGGTACAATCGTTCAGACTATGGTTGAACAGCCTAAATTTTATTACAAGGTTGTTCCGCTGCTTGTGGAAAAGAAGGCGAAAGGCGGCATTACAAGAAAGGTTCGCTATTATGTTTCCGATACACCCAAAGCAGGGTTCAAACTTCATCCGGCGTTCATTGAAAACGGCAAGGAAAATGAAAAGATTTACCTTGCAGCGTTTGAAGGTTCGCTTTGGGATGCTTCCGCAGCAGCTTATATTTTGGATGATGGGGCAACGGCAGATTTTGCAAATGATATGCTTTGCAGTATTGCCAACGCAAAACCCGCTTCCGGTATCAGTAACAACCTGACAAGAGCAAACACCCGCCTTATTTCTGAAAAGCGTGGTGCGGGTTGGGAACAGGCTTACGCTGCAACCGTTTGTGCTTCCGCTTTGCTGATGTTGATTGAATATGCTTCTTTCAATATGCAATCTGCTATTGGTGCGGGCGTTACGAACAAAACTGATGATGGTGCAACTTCCATGACCGAAATCACGGGTGCAACCGTGAATTTGGGTAATGCTTCCGGTTCTGTTACCAACGATAACGGTTACAATATCGTTTCCTATCGTGGTGAAGAAAACTTTTGGGGCAATATTTGGGCTTGGATTGACGGTATCAACAGTTATTGTGATATTGCAGCCGGAACAGATACAATTTACATTGCGGATCATGGCTTTACTGATAATATCGGTACTGAACCGTATGTTGAAGCCGGAATTTGCCCTTCTATGAAGGCGGGTTATGTTTCTGCTTTCTGCTATTCAGAAGAATTTGATTGGCTGTTCATTGCTGGTGAAGTTGCTGGCAATACCGCCCTTCCCGTTGGTGATTACTTCTACCAATCCACAAGTACAGGTTGGAGGGTTGCTTTATTGGGCGGTAGGTGGAATAGCGGTGCTAATGCGGGTGCTTTCTATTGGGGTTTGCATAATGCTTCTTCTCATCGTTTTCGGGATGTCGGCGGGCGGTTGGTGTATGTACCTTCCAAAGCAGAAGCCGCAGCGTAACACCGTTCAATCACTTTTGAACTAAAATAAATTAGGTTGTTCAGGGAGTATTGTTGTTTACAAACCGGAATACGGAAGAACGCAATAATTTAGAAACCCAGTGAAAAAGGTTACTAAATTAGGCAGTAAATGGAATAACAGTGCTAATGCAGGTACTTTCTATTGGAATTTGAATAATGCTTCTTCTAATCGTAATCGGAATATCAGCAGGCAGTTAGTAAATGCACGAAATTCAGCCCCTTTGAAATATAAGGGGCTGATTTCATATAAATCTCTGTATTCCTGAATGACCGTGCCACATGGCAAAACATAAAAATAAAATTGGGCTGTATTGGTAGGTTTTGAAATTAACTTTTCAATTCTCGAAGGTTCGGCTTGATAGTGCATACAAAGGGAACATTCAATAATGAAGCGGTACGGTAATCTATACGAACAAATATATTCTATGGATAACCTACTAAAAGCACACCAAAACGCAAAGAAAGGAAAAGGCTGGTATGAGGAAGTAAGAACGGTTGAAGCTGATGTTGAAGGACACTTGAAAGCCCTTCAAGAAATGCTTATCAATCATACCTATAAAACTTCTGCTTACGAAAAATTTATCAAGCGGGATGGAGAAAAGGAACGGGAAATTTACAAACTTCCATACTTCCCGGATCGAATTTGCCAATGGGCGATTCTTCAAGTTATAGAACCGTATTTGATACGGTCAATGACAAAGAACACCTATTCAGCAATTCCCGAAAGGGGTATTCACGCAGCGTTGCACGATACAAAGGAAGCAATGCAAAAGGATGTTCCGAATTGCCAATACTGCTTGAAACTTGATGTTCGGAAATACTATCCTTCCATAAACCACGAAATTCTTAAAAAGAAATTCCGAAGGCTGTTCAAAGATGCTGAATTGCTTTGGTTATTGGATGAAATCATAGACAGTATTTCAACCGCAAACATTGAAGATATGCGGGATATATGGTTGCTGGATGAAGATATTGATCCTGAAACCGGAATTCCAATAGGTAATTACCTTTCGCAGTATTGCGGCAACTTCTACTTATCTTCTTTCGATCATTGGATCAAGGAAGTTAAGCGGGTGAAATATGTGTTCCGTTACATGGATGATATTGTTATTTTTGGTAGCAGCAAAGAAGAACTTCACCGATTAAGGAAAGAAATTGATGAATATTTCAGGGAAGAATTGCGGTTGACAATCAAGGGAAATTGGCAAGTATTTCCTTCCTATGTGCGGGGCGTTGACTTTGTGGGTTATCGAATATTCCTGAATTTTGTTTTATTACGAAAAACAAGCTGTATCAAATATAAGCGAAAAATGGTACAGATCAGGGATAAAGTTGCAAACGGTCAGTTGATGAACTATTCCGAATGGTGTTCTGTAAATTCCTATAAGGGATGGTTGAAACATTGCGATAGTTACCGATTGCAGCAAAAGTACACCGAACCTATCCGGGGTGATGCTGATAGGTATTACAACGAAATCATTTTAACAAAGAAAGGAAAGGTGGCGTAAAAATGGTTGACTATGGCAAAGTAAGAAGCACCGTGAAACCTGATGCAATCGTAATTGATGAATTCAGCGTTTGGAAGCACACCGATATTCAGGAAATTTCTGAAAATGTCGGCACGGAAGATGAATTCAACGGTTACGAATACAACATGATTCAGTACACCAAAGATGAATTCATCCTTATGCAGAACGCACAGAATGAGGAAATGAACAGCATTTTGAATACTATGTTGGGGGTGAATGAGTAATGCAGGATAAGAAATTTATTGCACAGCAATACAACAGATTTATGCAGATGTCGGTTCAGTCTGCAAACCTTCCTGACGATCAGGCAATGGAAGTTGCGGATTTGTACCCTGATTGGGTTGCAATGAAAGCCTATGCGGTTGATGAAATCGTGAAATACGGTGTAAATGCTGACGGTGAAACGCAGCTTTACAAGGTAATTCAGGCACACACTTCACAGGAAGATTGGAAGCCGGATGTTACAGCTTCCCTTTATAAAGCAATCGGTTTTACTGATGATGGTGTTTCCATTTGGACACAGCCGCTTGGTGCAACTGATGCCTATATGAAGGGTGATGTTGTTTCGTTTGAAGATCAGCTTTGGATTTCCACCGTTGATAACAATGTGTGGCAACCGGGCGTGTACGGTTGGGAAGTACAAGCCTAACAAACTATCAAGGATAAGTTAAAAACCCTTATATGGGGCTTATATAAGCCCTGTATGGGGGTTTTCTTATATCAATCTATACCAACAACGAAAGGAAGGTAAAACAGAATATGAAAGAAGGAATTTGCATGGCATTAGGTGTTGCCGGAAGCGTGATTGCTTCAATTTTTGGCGGCTTTGATGCCGCCCTTATTACCCTGATGATCTTCATGGGTATTGACTATGTAACAGGGCTGATTGTAGCCGGAGTTTTCCGCAAGTCGCAGAAATCCGAAACGGGTTCGCTTGAAAGCCGTGCGGGTTGGAAGGGGCTTTGTAGAAAGGGCGTAACGCTGCTTATTGTGATTGTAGCTTGCCGCCTTGATGTGGTAACGGGTTCTACTTTTATTCGTGATGCGGTAATTATTGCGTTCATTGCGAATGAAACCATTTCCATTATTGAAAACGCCGGACTTATGGGAATTCCTATTCCCGCCGTAATCACAAAGGCAATCGAAATCCTGAAAACAAAATCTGAAAGTGAGGATATGAAAAATGAGTAATTCATCTATGGTGGTACACACCAACATTTCACCGAACAAAAGCAGCCCCCGCAATAAGGCGATTGATAGAATCACGCCCCATTGTGTAGTAGGTCAATGTTCGGTTGAAACGCTTGGTAACATTTTCGCCCCTTCTTCCCGTCAGGCTTCTTCCAATTATGGAATTGGCGTTGATGGCAGGGTTGGAATGTATGTTGAAGAAAAAGATCGTTCATGGTGTTCTTCCAGCAGTTCCAACGATAACAGGGCGGTAACTATTGAATGTGCTTCTGATACAACCGCCCCTTACGCAATGAATGATAAGGTGTACGCAACCCTTATTGATCTTTGCGTGGATATTTGCAAGCGTAACGGTAAAACAAAGCTGCTTTGGTTCGCTGATAAGGATAAAACCCTTGCTTATGAACCCGCTGCTGATGAAATGATTATTACCGTTCATAGATGGTTTGCAAATAAGAGTTGCCCCGGCGATTGGCTTTATTCCCGTTTGGGCGATCTTGCTGCAAAGGTTACTGCAAAGCTGAACCCTTCCAATGATACCGCTTCTGATGTTCTGTACCGTGTTCAGACCGGGGCGTTTTCTAAAAAGGCAAATGCGGATGCACAACTTGCAAAGGTAAAGGCGGCGGGGTTTGATACTTACATGGTTCAGGCTGGCGGCTATTACAAAATTCAGGTTGGTGCTTTCAGTAAGAAGGCAAACGCTGATGCAATGGCGGCAAAGCTGAAAGCAGCCGGATTTGATACCTATATCACTACTGAACAGGGGAAGGCTGTTTCTTCCGGTACGGAAGCAACCGTTACCGCCCTTGCTGTTGGTGATAAGGTGAAGATGGCAGCAGAAGCAACCGTTTACGGTTCAACTGCAAAATTCAAAAGTTGGGTATATTCTTCAACCCTTTATGTGCGTGAAATCAGCGGTTCAAGGGTTGTTATTTCCACCCTGAAAACGGGTGCTGTAACAGGTGCGGTTGATAAGAAATACCTTACAAAAATTTGATACTAATTTGTTACTAACTACCCCGTTTTAGTGAGGTTTTACACCGCATTATATTTTGAACAACCTTGAAAATACAGGCTTTTCAAGGGGTAGTAATTTCAACTGAATTATGTAATTACAATTATGCAGGCGCATAAAAGCCTTTTGCAATGCGGTTTATCCATAAACATCACTCCCCTTCAGCGTCGTTTGGATACAAGTACATTATAACACTGTATAGTGTAAAGTGCAATAATTATTTTATATTTTAGCAAAAAAATAATCTAAAAATGTCAAATGCTGTATTATTCAGGGGGTGTCAAAACAAATTTTCGCGAAATAGTTAAAATGTGATTGATAACAGCGCGTTTTC